ATGTCGACAGACTCTACAGCCTCTAGCGCGGCCATCTCGAAGCCTAACGCCCCATATCCGACAAGATCGCGCCAACTATCCAGCTTATTCGGATCGTGCGCCAGCCTGGACAGCTTCAGCATCGAAAGAACAGCGGAAACATCCGTGGCGGTTAATCCACCTTCAATGCGCTTCCCCAAATACGCATTTACCATCGTTCTGAACCGATCGAAATTCTCTTTGGGGCTGCCGTATTCCTTGTCTCGATCTCCGTTAATCAATGCGCTTGCCTGATCCAACGCTTGGACTCTAATCGGCTTAGAATGGTATTTCGTCATTTAATTTTTCTCCTTTGTTAACAATTTCTTGAATTTCTGCACCAGGGAATGCGTCTTTTGTGGACGCAACAATCATCGCTTCAGCTTCATATCTTTGAACAATGCGCGTGACCTCATCGAGCGAATAGACTCTACAGCTATGGCTTTCAGTCACTTGCGCGGCGATTCCGATCTCATTGACAAATCCGTATCGCCTTCCGTCATCCGCAATGTGCAACCAGATACGTTCATCAATGGGCTTCTCCCCTTTTTCGAGCGCCCTCTTCTCAAGCACTCGCCATCCTTTGGCCATGTTCTCGGCTTTCTGGATAACAATGCTCGGATCATCGCCAGCGCAAGCCACGCGCAGGCTTTCCCTCGCCATCTCGAATTTGGCTGCAAGATCGGGTGACGCTAGTCGTTCCAGCGTTCCATAGCCCCATCGTTGCTCCATCTCTCGCGACACCTGATCCAGCGAGTTTATCGCTGCATTCATAATCGAGGCATCATCCCTGTCGTTCCACATATCGGGTGACGGTCTTGCCTGATAGGCTGGCTTCACCTTCGACCACTTTCCTGTCTTCGCCATTCTTTCCTTCTTTCCTTCTCTCCAATCGCGTTACGCTACCGCTGCCTCTCCAAGAGGCGTTGCGGAAGTGACGCACTAGGGGTGTGGGGGTTTACTTCCGCAAATTACTTCCGCAAATAAGCGGTCTAAATTCCGCCACTTCCGCAAGAATCAATGACTTAGCTGATGTTACTTCCGCACCACTTCCGCATTTTCGCTTCATTTCCGCGCTACTTTCCGCTACTTCCGCACTTGTTGATCGTTGATTTCGACAGTTTCACCAATTTTGAATCCACAGATTTTACAGATTTCAGCGTTCTCAGTTACTAAAGGTTCCCATTTCGCAGTGCATTTTGGACAGCGGTTTGCTTCGATCATCTTCTGAATACTGCCGTCACCCCGCTCGATCATATCTCTTGCAGCCTTGTTACAAGCATTTGCCGAGTTTCTTTGCTGCTCATTCTATGGATGCCCAGCCCATCGATATTATAAACTGTGATCGAGTGTTTGTGGTGCTTCGGCAATCTGATGTGCAGCCATGTCAGCCCCCATCTAAGGCCAATGAAGTTTTTGCTCCATGTGACTCCGTAGATCTTCAATGTGCCTGTCTTGTGCTGGTATTTCGCATAAGACATAAGCTTTTTGCCGAACATGCGGATATCCCCATACCCAATTTCGTTGAAGTTATCTAGAAACAGAGGCCGGTATGGCACACGCTCTGTTTGCGCTTCGTACTCGGTTCCAAGAATTTCGTTGATCTGATCCACCTTGGATTGGATTTTCTTGCCGATGGTCATCGTTTACGCTCCTCTAAAATCATATACGTTGTCTTCGACTCGCTTCAGCACACGCAGCCCCACGGTCTTTGAGTGGGTTTTGTGCGTGGCTTTCTCGATGTACGCTTGATCGAGCCACATTTGCAGATAGTGCTTTGCGCCCCTTTGCGTCATCGCATAATCGGATTTCAGATACCCGATCAGGCTTCTGGTGGTGTTCGTGCCAGCTGCAAACGGTTCGTCACCGTTCCAACGCCGCTCGATCTCATTGAATATCGCGTTGACTTGCCCTCGATCTAGGCGGCTAGACTTCTCAAGGATCTGGCTTATCTCCATCGATCTGTCCACCAGCAGCCCCGATTCATCTCGCAAGAACGATCTGGTTGATGTGTCGGCTGCATCATTGACCTTGACGACTCCGCCCATCACGCAGTTGCCAAGCCCCGCCTCAAAGCCCATGTTCTGGGCAATGACCATTTCATCGGACTCCGGCATAGGCCATAACGCATACGCCCATCGAGCGCCGTCAATCAGGGCTGTCGTGCCTCGGATTGCCTCTCTGGCTTGCATCGATTTCTTGATCTGAAACGTGCCTTCCTTCCGCATATGATGCGCGATCAAGACATTTCCGTTGATCGATACACACAATTCCGACATCAATGACCACCAGAACTGCGCGGCTGCCGGATCAGTATTAATGTCAGCATGGGCAAACGCCTGCAACGGATCGATCACGACCAGCGCAACATCACCCATATCCATTAGCTGCTTGCGGATGTTCTGGTACTCTTCTGTGATGCTGTATTGCCCCATCACGTTCTGGATCAAGGCCATCGGGCCACCAGCGTCCGGCAAAGGCACAACCATCAAATTGTCGGCTGCTCGGATCCGCAAGGTCGGATCACTGATCGATGCTATCCTTCGATGCACTGATGCTGCACTGTCCTCGGCTCCCAGAAACACGACTTTGCCGTTGTGTTCGATATTACCACCCAAGCTGGACTCTTTGTGCATCGATTGATCGCCACCAGCAACCTTCAGACACAGATCCAGCAAGATAAAGGACTTCCCAAGGCCACCAATAGCGGCAATCAAGCCAGGGATACGGCGCGGCAAGATGTTCTCGATCAACCATTCCTGTTCTGGTGGCTCACCAACAAACCTTTTGATTGACCAATCAGATAAAAGAAGCGGCTCCGGTGTTGTAGGCTTGCCAGCCGGAACCGCTCTAGTCGGATCGTCAGTCTCTAGGGAGGTAGATAGATCGCGTAAGGTGGTGACATCGCGATTTCTGAGATCCACTTGCTCGGAGCCTGGCTCAACTCCCTGCAAGATCCTTAACTCGCCATTTCTGGCGCGTGATAATTGGTATTTTGCTTTCAGCTTGAATAACTCGATGCCGCGTCCATCGGCTGTCAAATCACTGCCACGCACGATGGCTTTGGACTCGAATGTCGGCCATGCATCATCAATCAATTGCTCGACTGTCGGCAATTCACCGCGCTGCGCCCACCAAGTTCGGATAGTTCCCATGATCAGCTTGACCATGAAGCCCTCACGGCCATCGGCTAACTCGCCCCATCGGTTTATGCTCTGGCCTTGCAGGCTGCCGGTTCCCTCACCCATCGATGGAAGCTGAGACATTGTCTCCAGCCAATCGGGTGACGGCTCGATTGGCTCATCTCTGACCACATAATTATTGCCGGATTTGTGATTGGAAGGCGCAACAACAACAAAACCACCTTCCCCGCGTGTATCGATCCCCTCACCCAGCACGTTCTTGCCTGTGGTGATCTTCACGCCCTCTGGTGCAGTGAAAAAATAATGACGGCCACCAGATCCGGTGATTTGTTCCAGCGTTTGGGGCAAATCATCGTTTGCCATCTGCAAATCATCAAAGCTATCGGCTCCCAGTTTGCCTTCAGCAATGTCAACATCGACAACGAACACGTTGCCGGAGACTGATCCAGTCACCACGCCTAAATTGTATTTCTTGAACCGCCCATCGAACCAAAGTTCCAACGTGTCTAGGTCTGCACGTTCATTTTGATACTTCTGCCAGCGTCCACCAGCCGGATGTTTTCCAGGCGAGGCGCAATCCTTACCGGCGCTGCATGAGCATGAGCCATCCGCCTTAACATAGTGAACAGGAACGACACTAAATCCCTTGTCGTACCACCACCGCGCATATTCTAGATTAGTTTCCATTTGCCACCACCGCAAAAAATAAGAAGGAAGCCAGCGGGCAAAGCATCAACCCGCTGGCTATAGCTAGCTAGATTTCGTCTGAGAAATCGTCATCGCTGGCTTTACTAGGTGCGGCTGGCGCGGCGGCAACCGCTTCCCCTCCCGCCGCTGCGCCTAGTTCGCTTGGGCGGTCAACCCATTTCACAA